TTGTTGTTTTTGTTGATGTTGTTGTAGGTTCTTTCGAAGATTTTTCATCGAGAGAGAAATCATCGAAAGTCAAAATGGAATCAAAAGCTTTAGCTCTCGCCTGCTTTACTAATTCCTCGATGTCGTCGGGGACAACATCTTTGAAAGTGTCGATGTCGACAGATTTGAGCCGTTTCCAGGCTGCAATATCGTCATGCTCCGATGCCATAACGATAGCTGGTCTAATCGTCTCAACATCTCGGATGCTTTCAACGATGCGAGTAAATTTGCCGTCTACCTCCGCTGGATACGCATAGACAGCATAGAACGCACGGTGTGCTACTGTCAAGGGTGAGATACGACTTGCAATTCCGTTTTCCCTAAGCCAGTTGGTCCAGCCAAGAATTTCTTTAACGGCTCTTGTTACAGCGAGACTTCTGTCGTCTACCGGCTTTCCTTCGAGGATGTCTGAAACAGACCTTGCCAGAAGCTTTTCAAAATCTATGCCGTCTTCTTCAATGGTTATATCTTCGAGAGCTTCGGTGACATCAAACTGATTACCTTTTTCTTCCTTAGGAAGTGAATGAAATACTTTGAGTGCCTCATCAATTTTTTCTGAAGGTATAAATTTATCTGTAATTGTTAGTATTCCTTCTACTGATTTCGAACCGTAGAACAGGTTCGGAACTTGCGTGGCGCGGATGTCAGACCCAGGAATATCTTTTGATATTGCTCTAGTAAACCACTGATAAAAATCACCGTCGATGATAGGTTTTTCTAGGCCAAAAACTAACCTGAACCGAGGCCAAGATTCTGAAGTTGAAGGAGAGTCGTAAGCAAGAGAAAGATATTTTTTACATATATCCAGTTCTTGAGCTTGCTCCCAAGTGAGCTCTTGTTTTTGAATTTTGTTTCCTTCAGCGTCTTTTCCGTCGGCTTGATTATCGATGTCGATAATTATCAACCCAGCGTGGACGATGCCAGTATTGTCTTTGACACGCTTGCCATCAAGCAAGTGCCATGCACACAAACCCTTTCGCTGCCCTACTTCATCTGCGATACCGAGGGCATCAAGCTCTACAGGTTCCCAGTTATTGTTGAAAGATCGAAAGTCACCACCTGCCTCAATCTTGCCCGAAGCAGCGTCGAGTGCACTGACTACTTTGCTGTTTACGGAACAAATGAATTGCATGACGTGATTTGATGTCCCACCATTCTGCCTTGGATCTGAGGTTTTAACACCTATCTGACAAAGATTTAAGACTGACCGGCCTTTGGTCGTACCTCGTTAAAGAATTTGTCGACTAATGCGAGCCACGCAAGCTCGTCCTTCTCGACCTCAGATTCACCAAAGGTAAAGACTTGAGTCTGATAGTCATCCATCGGCGTGGACACGATAATCTGCGTTTTACTAATTTTGATACCTAAGCAGGCTTCTGCTGCAAGTTTGTAGGCAGCTAATTGTAATCGTGTTTTCTTGACCTTAAATACTCCTGAAATGAGTGCCTTTTTAGTTTTTTCGTCGACGTTGGACTTTTTATTAGGAAAACGTGCGCTGTAAGGACCTGCGCTCGTCTTGAAGTCAGCTAGGACAATCTCTGCGTTGCTGTCCATATAAATTAAATCACAGCACCCTGCGTATCCGTGTTTTGTATTTTCGTCGTAGTAGAAAATTCTTCCTACACCATCGTCCCCAACGTACTTAGACCAACTTGGTTGATTGTAAGGTCGCTCAGACCACAGGACTCTGCCTCCTTCAAGAATCTCGTCCATTCTCTCAGGAACGCCTTTCCAAAAAGGAGCGTATGCCTCTGGGGGCACAACCTTTAAGCCACGAATATGATTTTCGGTTGCCTCGTGAATCCACGTTCCTCGAGCTGCTGCAGCGTCAGCTGCACCAGGGTTCATAATGTTCCAGTGAGCCAGTTTTTGCTGAGTCTTAGCTGACTGAGTACTACTAAGAATTGAAGTTACAGACGGTAGATAATCAGGTACTCCAGGACACTTGTAGTGCCTTAAACCGTTGATAGTTTTACGTGTATCCATGCTTTTTAATTTATTCAATACTAGAACTGCGCTAGTCCGTTGCCTGCGTCTTTATTGTCACCGTCGCTGTCGTCAATAAAAAATTCACTTTTTTGATACTCGAAATCTCTATTACGTTGATCTAGCTCACTCAGCAAGCAGCGACCCGCTGAAAAAGAATCGGCAACAAGTTCTGCAGTTTCATCTGCTTCACGAGGTTGACCAGCGTGGTCTACGCATTCTTGCAGAATTTGATTACTTACCAACAACGCTGCAATAGTATCGAGCTTTTTATTTGTTTCTTGTTGTGCTTCAATCCACTGCGTCAGAAGCAGCTGCAGTCGTCCTTTCATTTTTTTGTAAAAAGTATTTTGGTCGCTGCCAGCTTACATCGAAATCAATATTTGTCCCCCTATCTGTTGGCTTCGCTTTGTCGTATACCATCCACGCAGATGTTACTGAGTCTTTTGTTTTACCCTGATCAGCACGAAATATTGGCCGAGGATTTAAAACGATAAGATTCGATAAAGGTTTTTCCAGTAAAAACTCAGATCTCGCCCGTGTGGGCTCAAGAAATGTTAAGCGGTCAAGAATAATAAGACCGCGATTAGCGAGTTCGAAACCCGGCTCAATGACCCATTGAATATTCTCTCGCACACCTTGGGTAATCGCCACGGTCCAATCGAAGTCAGGGAGATTTCTCCACCAAGAAGTATCGAGGTAGTCGGTATCACTATTAGCTCGGATACAGTCGGAGTGTCCCATCGACTTTAATTGAGCTTCGAGCTGTCCGTCTGTATCAAGAGGTAGGACAATCCTCCCTGACACGAGGTTTTTTTCCGTAATAGGATTAATAATATTGTCGGGTACTTTATAAAAGCTCATGGAAAGTGATGATCTACTACGGCAGTTACGTGAGTATATGACGATCGAACAAGAGTTTTATCATCATAGATTTATGTCTCGTGCACGAAAAATTGAAAAGGTAGAGGACTTTGTAGAGATCTTAGACCTGCTTCACGCAAACTACCTAGTTCAGAAAAGGCTTTTTCAAAATCTTGCAAAGTCTGTTGCAGACTCTGGAGTAGAGCTTCCTCGGTTAAGCGATTTACTTAAGCAATAAAAAACCGCCGAGAGCACTCCGGCGGTTTGGTGTGTGTGAGTAGCCTGTAGATTACACCGAAAGACCCGCAGCTTTCAAGGCTTCCTTCTGTTCCTTTGTCAGTTCTTTAGAATTGTCTGACGTGGGCTCTGGAGGCGCTGCCTTAGGTTCGCCCGCACCAGCAGGAAGAGCGCTAAGACCTTCCGCCTTAGATCCCTCCAGCTGAGGATTCGCTTCATCGAAAGCTGCTTTGATTTCGGCATGATCGGTTCCAAGAGGTAGTTCGACCAAATTCGCACCGGAGATATGAGAACGAAGTGCACTTGATACCAAGTCTCCTCCATCGCTTTGGAGCCACTCGTTAATATCTTTGATGAGAGTTTTCTCTTCGTCGTTTTTAACTGGACGGTCAACAAACTCAAGCACGTTGTAATTAACTTTACCTGTATCTGCGCCGGTGATTGGATCAGTTTGGGTAAAGCTTCTTTGAACGAACTTAGTTTGAGTTATGACTTCCGCAACGTTGATACGGTTGTTGTAAAGGGTTTGAAAATATGAGATGAAGTTCTTTTGACTGCTCTTGCCAGAGATAACAGCAGTTGATACGCATCGACTAGGTAACAGACGATGAGTAGGGTCCACACCAATAAACGCAACCCTGATGAACTCTTGACGGTTTCGCATTCCAAGGTTCCCATAGAAGGGAGTAAACCCGAGCAATACAAATGAAATAGGGATTCCGTTGTCATTGGAATCTGTGATTGCTTGATCGGGATCCGTATCCGACTTCCAGCGACGCTGCTGAAGATCAATACGGAGCGTGTGCGGTGGGACTTGGCAGAGAATCTCATCAGCCGCAAATTGTCCAGCGATAAATACCATGACTAATCAAAGAGAGAAGTTAATTGAACCAATAGCCGCTGCAGCGACTTGACCTTTTTCGGGGTCAGCTGCTTTTTTAGGCGCGGACTTCGTGCCCTTAGGAAGGTAAAGAATCTGATCCACGGCGTAGTTCAGATACTGCTTTTCACCTTTTTCACTTGTACTCACGCGACCGACAGCGATCGTGGGCGTCCCATTAGGAAGCTCAGAGAGTTGTTTAGAGTGCTGGTTCCAAGCTGTGAGCTTGAACCAATTTGTTTCTTTGTCGTCGGGAGCCTGCCAGGCAATTGATCGGTTTGTGACAGTTGAGTCACCGACCTCACTCTCCTCTGACTTTGGACCAAGTCCACCGCACGCCATGAAGGTATTAATGGCGAGGATGTCACTAAAGTTTTCAGGAGTCACAACCAACATCGGCTGCATCTGAATCACACCATCTGGCGTGGCTTTAGTTGGTCCGATGGCAAGAACCTCTTGTTTTTCTTCGAGGTCCTTCAGGAGTTTGCCGACGTAGTGATCTTCTTTTTGTATCAGTTGGACTTTGGTAGAAATCTTTTTGTTTGACGAAGGCAGAGATTCAGCAATGACGTTGACTTTGCCGTCTTCGACCATTGCAGAGTCTGTGACCCTAAGTCCCAGAAGAAAAACGTTCATCTTTGAGGATTCGGTAAATCGTTGAGCGGTGTACGTTGAGTGCCTTGGCGATTTGCGGAACGCTCGCGCCTTGGCTACGGAATGCTAAAAGCATCTGGAGGTCTCCGCCACCTATTTTTGAATTTTTTTCATGCAAATACTGGTTATGGTATGGGTTTACACACAATGGGTTCTTGCACACGTTTTTTACTACAGCGTCTTTACTTATATCTAAATAACCTAGTATTAAAGGTCGCACATAAAATCTTTTGTTGAGTGTATAAACAGCAGGGACTTTGTTAACGAGAGATCCTTGCCAGTCGTAACACTCTTTGTGATCAAAATCGTTGTATGCAAGTTTTTCAAATAGTTCACTCAACTTATTTTGTTTGGCTATTCCATAACCCAGTTCAAATCTGTCTGCTTCTAAACTCCTTGCAATGTCTAAAGCCTGCCCTTGCGCGTGGGCAGCGTCGAACGCTTTTATAGATATTTTTACTTGAGTTTGCGCCTTTGAAACTAAAAGGCTGTACTGCTCAGAATTCATCACTAAAAAAGGGTTAGAAGAGTGTACAACTCTTCCAACCCTGTGAAGTTTATTTTTTTACTAAGCTAGTTCGCTAAACAGACTCTTAACGCCTCCACCGACATTCAGACCTTGTGACCTGGCTCGTTTGCCAACTCTCAGAAGATCTTCTGTTGTTGCTCCCTTATCGAGTAAAGCTCGAACATCTTTCAAGCCATAACCTCCTTCGCCGAATGAAGCGAAATCATAATCGCTAAATCTCTCAGCAGTCTGTGAAGGAGTAGAGGCTGAAGAACCTGCTGCATAACCCTCTGGATTCGGCGTTACTCCGAGACCCTGCTCCTTCATGTATGTCTCGTAAAAAGGTCTCAGACGATCGCCGACAGTGCCTGCGCGGTAGCCGGTGCCGTAATCTTCACCACCTGCACCACGGAACTTCATTTCGCCTTGATCGAAACGACCCTGAATCACTCCAATCCTGTCGAGCTGAGTATCTTCTCCGCCAGGACGGTAGAACGCTTTTGCTTCGAGGAATCGACGACCCGCGTCTTTTTGGTCAAAGAATCTTTTGTCTTGGAACATCGTGTTCACGTAGTCCGCGTAGGCTCCTGAGTCTCCACGATTTGTGGAACCGAGCTTACCGGCTACTCCAATACCTTGATAAGGCGTGAAGCCTTCTTTTTCTACGTTCTTGTAGAAACGATCGATGTCAAAACCGTAGTCGTCTCCCTCTTGAAGATCTTTCAGAAGAGGATCGAAAAGCCTGTTGTATTGTTCTTGCGTGGTGAGTTTGTCACCGACAGCGCGTTTGAGAAGTTGATTAGCCTTACCGACTGCTTCTTGCCGGCTTAAGTCTTTGGTGTAATCCCGAGGGGTTCTGCTGAATCGAACGGCTTCAGGGGTGAAGTATGGTTCAGGTTGAGTAGGTGTGGTATCAGTGTCAGTACCAGTATCAGTATCAGGACTGCCGGCTGGTTGATCAATTTCAGTATCGATATTAGCTACGCCAGTATTTGCCCCGATGTTGCTACCGACGAGGTTGTAATTATTAATCGCACCTCCTCCTGCCCCGCCGCCGAAACCAAGCATTGCAGTCGTACCAGTCTGAGGCTGTGGCCTCATACTCAAAGCACCACCCCTACCTTTTGTCTGCTGCATTAAAGAGAGGAAAGGATTAAGTCCTCCACTAGCCTCATCGTCATCGCTAAATAATCCGGCTAAATCAATACCAAACAGACGTCCAGCCGGACGAAATTGGGTGCTAGTCATCCTTAGACTGGTTCACATATACAACTAATTTAGCTGTTTTTTAGCCAATAGCGACTGATATCAAATCCAGGTCCACATACTGATTTTAAAGTTCTGGATATCCTGGACGCTTCCTCGTAATCTTTAAATCGTTTTGCTTTTTCTTTGTCCTTTGTATATGAACAAAGTAATTTTTTACTTGTATTCAGACAGTCGAGAACATACTCGTCGTTACGAGTCACAATCCAAACTTCTCTAAAGCTGAGAAGTGGCATGGCGCTGCGTTGCTCATCTGTATACAATCTTCCTGTTAACTTACACTCTGCTGCCTTATCTGTCTTTTTTAATTTTTCTGTCTTAACTTTTACAGTCTCTTGTATAAGACCATTTTGTTTAAGTGTTTTATTCAGTTTTCTCGCAGCGTTTGCAGCGACTAAGGGTTTTGCATAGTGCTCCGTAGTCATAATCATGCACCCGTTTGTCTTAACGCAACCGACATAACCACTGTCAGTTTTAGCGGTGAAGACGTCACGCTTTTCGTCTTGGGGTAGCCAAACAGTGATCAAATTCATTTTTCTGCCCAGGAGTCTCCGACGTTTGCGTCGCATTTAACGGGAACTTTACTCAAAACAGACTCGGCTGCAAGTCTCATTTCGGTCTCAAGCACTTCTTTAAAGTGATCTGCTTTGCTTTCGACCGCTTCGAAAATTAATTCATCATGCACCGTGGCGATCGGACGGAAATCATCGTTTATCAATTTTCCTAGGCGGGCGATTGCAAGCTTCAGTATGTCCGCCCCTGCTCCCTGGATCAAAGTGTTGGCGCAGGTGGTCATGGCCGCGTCGTCGTAACTCAGCAACCTTCTCCTTCCAATAGGTGTTCTTACATAAGTCCAACCGTCCTGGACCATAGCGTTTCTTTCTCTGTGCCATTCCTTGAGTCGGGGGTAAGCACGGTGGAAACCTGAGTGAGCCACCTTAGCTTCAGATAATGAAATGATGTTACCTGAACTAGCAGCATATGTTTTGTATTTTTTGAAACCCATGCCGTATAGCAAAGCAAAGTTCAACGTCTTACCCATCTGACGTTGAGACTTCTCCACTCCATCAATCGGCACATGGTAAATCAAGCTTGCAGTGAGTGAGTGCAAATCTGCGCCGTTCTGAAAAGCCTCAATCATTTGAGGGATTCCAATCAGCTCCGCTGCCAAGCGAAGCTCAATCTGTGAATAGTCCGCGATAACGAATTTAAATCCCTTGGAAGGGACGAAACACTCTCTGAACTCTTTGTCCCTGGGTACTTGTTGAATATTGATTCCCCATGATTCTTTTTTCTTATTACCTGTTACACGTTTGGAGCCAGAGCTTGTGAAGCGTCCGCTGTTGGCTCCATATGAGTTGTATCCACTGTGCATCCTCGAGGAGACAGGGTTGATATTTGTCAGAATTTTTTCGACGTGTGCGAGAGCAGTCTCAAGCTTCGTTCGTTTCCTGAGAAGGTTTAGTGTTTCGTCGTCGCTGTCAAATTCGCTTAGTGCAACCTGAGACAGCGTTTGTTTTCCAGTTCTTGCGTCAGTTGGTAAAGCAGTGCCGATCTGATTGAAACATCGGACACATTGTGCATTAGATCCAGGATTGAACTCCTTTTTGGCGTTTTTTCCGATGGCGATTGACCCATCGGCCCTTCGTGGGAGTTTAAATTCATCTTGAAGCCGATTATCAAGGGACTCACAAAATAATCTAGTAGCTGTGTCTAGCTCCTGCTGTTTTAAATGTTGTAGGGCTCTTACTTTACTGACATCCACACCGAAACCATAGTGACACATCAATGCCACGGGGCGGATGACTTGACTCTCGAGAGTGTAGACCTCGAGCAGGTTTTCGGCTGCGAGCTCCTTGAGCTGAAGGGCAGCGATTTTAGGGAGAATATCAACGTCTTTAGCTGCGTATTCAATTTGATCTAAAGACAATTCTTCAGCGCTCCAATCTGAAACCTGCTGTTCTTTAGAGATTTCAATTTCCAGTCTTCTCGATACAACAGCTTTCAGAGAGCAACTGACATCTCCGAAGAAAACTTTTTCAGTTTTAGGACTTACTTTCTTTTCTTTATATCCTGCTCGCAGGCATCGCTCAGCTATGAACGTATCGAAAATCTTTTTCTTGAAGTCAATACCAAGCTTGAGGAAAAACTGTAAGTCAAAATTAGCGTTGTGAAAAAGAAGCATCTGCCTCGACTCGATAAGTGCTTTAAGACCGTCTATGTCTTTGCACTTAAAGAAATCAATTACATATACGGTTCTGTCCTCGACGTCCTCTTGCGTCGTACAAAGCTGAAGAAGTCTTGGTTCGTGAACTCGTGCATCGAGCCCCGTGGTCTCGAAGTCAGCGCAGAGTTTGGGGATTGTCCACAACTCAGCAAGAGCAGCTTCAAACTCTTGGCGGTTGGTGATGTAATTGACGTTCATAGCATTAAAAAAGGACCGCTTGATTCGCGGTCCTATGAGGTTAGCCCGACTTAGCTAATCAAGCTTTGCGAGTGTTCCAAAAATTCAAGATGAACTTATCGACATCTGCCCAGGTGTCCGCCAACACTCGACCTGACTCAGTAAGCTCCAGACGGTAGACCTTACGTTGAAGGTGATTCTCAGTGCCTTTGAGCTCTTTGTCAGCTGAGCCAAATTCAATCTGCTCATCGACTTTAATAAATCCAGTTTGCTTCAGATAAGCAGTGCCTTCTCGGAGCGCACCGTACACAGGAGAGCTGTGGTAGGTGAGCAAACCTTTTTGAGGCTTAGCCACAAAAGGCATGAACTGTCCTTGAACTCGTTTGAATCCTGCAAACAGTTCTGACTGTGCCTCTACGTCACGGTCCCAGAGGTCATTAACTTGATTGACAGCGATCTCTCGGATTGTGCAGGCTTTACCGAAGGACAAGCTGTGAACGATCATAGCTGCGCCAACGTTTTTCAAGCTCTTATAGCTGCATAGCTCTTCTAAGGCTTGATCGAGTGTGATCTTTTTGACCTCCATCTGGCTGATGGTGTGCCGTCCCCGATTTTGCTTTCGCTTTTTAATTGAAGGTGAAGTGATCGCCAGTTTGGCAGCAAGGGTTGCAAGCTCGGGGTGCTTCTTTTCAATGCTGAGACTAAAAAGTTTGCTGCTGTCGAGGAGCTTAGTGTCGACGTGGTCCATTAGGTCCACTGTGACAGTTGGAGCTTCGCTTCCGATTGACAGAAGAGTTTTGGCTTCGGATTCCTTCAGTTGGATTCCGGCGATTTCAAATTTGACTTGCATGTTGTTGGCAATCAACTCGTACAGCGTAATGACATTCTTTGAGCCGTCAACTGCACTTTATTTTCGTAATATCCTTCTCTACATCCATCACTATGTTCCACAACTCATACTTAGTGCACCTAATGACATGGTGTAACTCGTGAAGCGAGTCACAAGAATAATTTTTAGTTATGTAGGGTTGTATTCGTATAGTTTTTTCTGATCGAGGGTGACCGTCCAGTCCTATCATCAAAACATTGAATATCTCTGGGCCGGTCAGGTAGGTAATCAATCGATCCTGATATGAAGTCACCTTGACAGACTCGTCCAGGTCAGTGAGGCACCCAGCAATCCAGTCGAGCAGCTCTTTCGAGGCATTAAGGTGCATGTACTGCTCCGCAATGCTCTCGAAACTTTCTACTGCTTCCCTAACGGAATTCACGGTGCTCCAGATTAATAAACTTACGCTAGATCTTATTTAACTTATAGCTTTTTGAAATAGAGCAGAGTTCTCTGCATCTTCACAGATATCTACAAGATGCACCGTATCACAGAATCTTGTCAAACTCTGACTCTTCTTACCTATGCAGAAGGCGTGAACGTCAAGGTGCTTTGAGTCTTTGAAGAGATTGAACTTACGAACAGTGGCATCAGTAACTTGGCACTCTCCGTCAGTGATAATAAGTATGTCGGCTTTAGGATCTATTTCAGCGCGGGAATAAGCGTGCTTCATTACTTGGTCAAATGAAGTTCCCCCTCGAGTAAACCAAGCCATTAGAAACTCAAGAACTTCCTCGCTACTTCCAGAGCGTGGCTCCAGAATGATGCTTTGGTTGATGCCTGTGTCAAACAAATGGACCTGTATCTCGCGGTTGTCTTTAGAGCACTGTTCTGCGATTACATAAGTAATTGCCTTCGACCAAAGCTCCGATGACCCAGCCATCGAGCCTGAGATGTCGACATACATGACAACAGGACCACGGTCGACTTCCTTAGTCTTAGCTTCGAAGTCTTTGCTGAGGATTGTTTTTTGGGAATACTTGTAAGCAAACAGTGCTTTGCCTCTAGTGGTTGCAGCGAGGGCAATCTCAGAAGGAAAAGCTTTCGTCACGTCGTCAGACATCTTTGCTCCAACGATGTCGCTGTAACTAGAGCGTTGGTTTTTCGCACGTAGTCGTTTTGTCCAAGACTGTTTGAGACCGCCCAGTTTTTGAGCCAACTGCACAAGTCTTTTGTTTTTGCGAAGCCGTTGAGCTAGCTCTTGCTTTTGTTTAACGTCATCGAGGCGTACCCCGAAACCCTCGTGGTCTCCAGCCAGGCTGCTCATGGCTTCCTGAATGTCTTGAGCTTCTTGCTGAGCTTTCTCAATTGAGTAATCGATGTCGGCTTTGTATCTGTCGTGATGCTCGTTGAGCGTGTCTTCGATGGCCTGACCAAGCTCTTTACCTTTTTGCCTCAGCTCTGCAGCTTTCTGCGTGTCGCCCTGCTGCATTGCCTCGACGAACTCTTGTCGAATGTCCGCAAGATCCTGCGACATTGAAGTCATCGCAGCCTGAACACCATTGTCTTCAGACATCATTTCTTCGAGCAGTTCGCTCAGTTCGTTCAACACACAGACAGCTGTGTTGCCTGATTCGAAATGTCTTCCCAAACAGTTTTGTTGAATCGATGCGTAAACATGACTGTTGGCAACATCGATAAGAATGTTGTTCCAGAACGCATTTTCAGGCTTGTAGCCCTTTGGCATCGAGGGTGTCTCGCCGTTTTGTTTCTGTCGGAAGTAACTCTCCATGTCGTCGAGAGACACAAGGGGAGTAACTTCGCCCCCTGAGTAAAAGAACTCAAAGAGCTCTTTTCCGAACCGACTCAGCTGTCTGATCTCGAATCGATCAGTGAAATACTTGACCTGGGGCTTAGTTTCCCTGACAAAATCAGGCCACAAGAAATCCGTCAGAGCGGAGACAGAGAGAACTAAGGGATCAGATCCGGCAAGTCTTAACAGTTCTGTTGTTGATTTCATTTCGAGTAGCGAGAAATAGCTTCTGAAACTTGGTCAGCGTTGTGGTTGATGTTTTGACAAAGCTTGGTTGCTTTCATTCTTTGAGTAGCAGTAAATCTGACTTTGCTGCTGTCCAGTGCTTCTTCTGCTTTACCAGCAATGTGACGCAGCTCCTTGAGAATTTTTTTGAGCTTTTGCATGTGCTCATTAACCTCATCAAGGTTGCTGATGCTGCGAGTACGCAAAGAGTTGAACTCATTCATGATGCCGTTAGAGGCTTTTGAAAGAGAACGAAGGAACTGATCAGCGGTTGGTACAACTTGATCTACAACTTCCTTGATTGTTTCTAAATCTTCTTCCGATTGGTAAACGATGTGATGGAGTGTGGAGTGTAAGTACTCAGGGTGCAGAGCGTCATCACCTTGCACCACAGCCCAGCCACGAAGAAATTTGAGAATCTGGACGCGGCGTCGGTCAGAAATAACCATGCCTCTGCTTTCGAGCATGTCCATACACTCAGTAAAGATGTCGATAAATTCCTCAGACGCTTCGATTTCGTTAGCTGCTTTCTGCAGAGTCTCAAGGCTTTCGATTGTTAATTCTGACTCCACTACAGGTCGTTTACCAGACAACGCCCAGCCATAAAGCTTTCGTTTGCTCGTGGGCTTTTTGAGCCCTTGAATAGTCGGGCGGAAAAGAAAACGATCACAGAATGCCTGGAGTGATTCTTCCGTTGGAAAAGAGTTTGTTGCTGCTACGACTGATTTGATTTTTGTTTGTAAAAGTTCTTTACCGTTATTAAACGTGCGCTCATTCAAAACCTGAAGGAGCGAATTCAGCACAGCGGAGCTACCGCGAAACAGTTCGTCGAGAAAAGCTATGTTGCTGTCGGGGAGATAGCCTTTGATGTCACGCGTGTATTCATCTTCGAGCAGTTTCGATACAGCGACCGGACCGTAGAGCTCTGAGGGATCGGTGGTCGGAGAAAGAAGGTAACCAAAGAACTTACTTCCGCTGAAACCGTTAGCGATTTGCCTGACGAGCTCTGACTTGCCTGTCCCTGGTGCACCAAACAAGAAACAGTTTTGCTCAGTGATGATCGAGGCAATGACTCCGTCGATTACATCAGTGCGCTCAAGAAATGTGTTGTTGAGACTTACTCGAAAGTTTTGAAGAGAAGTGAAGGTAGAGCTGTCCATGATCAGAAAAATTTGCGTTTTGGTTTTTTGTAAATTACGATTGCTCCTGATTGATACAGGCGTTCAAAAGTCGCAGTCTTCTGTCGACTTGATTTTGGTTTCCTTAAGCTCCTTAGCAATTGAGTCCATGAAGGAAGCACCAACCAGAAGTTCCTTAGTCTTGCCAAACACCTGTGAAAGATGCTTGGCGCGGTGTTTGTAAACACCTGTCTGAGCTTCGATTTCCGTTTCAAGCGCTTGGAGATCATCGAGGGATTTGCAGTTTGGAATTGCTTGGAGAAGAGTTTCGTAAGAATTTGAAAGAGTTAGAGACATTTGTAGAGCCTCAAATCCCTTAGACGAATCCTTACCCTTGACGATGGCTGTGGCCTCGTCGCGTATCTCTTGGCGTATCTCGGAATAACGCCTGAAGGCATTCATCCTCTCAATACCTTTGGGAGCATCGCGCATCGTTTCACCGATACGAATTAGATCCTGCAGGAGCGACGTGATTCCACTGAGCGATGGACAGTGCTTAGAGGCAAGTTGCAGGTGAGAATGAATGTACTGCCAAGTCCCCCGCCTTTTCGGGTTGTTCGAAAGAACTCTTTCTCCGACTTTGCTAGCGGGACGCACATCGAGGTCATCGAGAAGCTCAGCGACTTTCGCAAGACTCGAGTCGAGCGCTCCATCTTGAGCTGCTTTCAAAACTTCCGAAGTGTTGATCGCCGCTTGCTCCTGCATTTGCGCTGCAAGGTCGTTGGGGTCTTCTACCCGCTCGAGCGATGCAGGGTAAGGACCGACAACACACACGTTGATGGGGCTTGAAAACTGTTTCGCTGTGGGAAAGATTTTCATGTAAGCCTCGCGGACCATGGCTAGTTCCTGTTGGTCCTGGAAAAGCGGCGAAAAGAAGTCATCAATGGTTGCTTGCCACTTTCCAAACTCCTCTGACCACAGTTCTTTTAACGAGCTGTTGAAGTCAGCGGCTTTTGCTCTGATCTCATCGATGCGATGCATTGCATCTTCGAAGTAATCAGGGTGCAAGAAGTGGACATCTCCGTGTGAGATTGTGCAGTCCCGGTACAGATATTTCTGCAAGAGCCTCAGCTCATCCAAATAAGTCTTCAGGGCGCTGGAGAGGTTGGGTCTGATTGACAGAGCGTTGGCACGTTTGAGGGTATCGATGACTGACGGAGGCAGCTTGTAGTCCTCGAAAGCAATCTGTACGCTTTGTCGCACAGAAGCATTTACAGAGCAGTGCAGGATGAAAACTTCAGGGTTACTCATTTTGTGAAAGTTTTGTAGGCCGTGGTGACTTTTTCAGTAATGAACTCAAGTCCTTTGATTCTGAGCTGCTCAATCAAGCTTTTGCGTTTGCTCTTGAGGAGCTTCAACTCTCGCTCAGCTTTTTCGATTCGGATGTCGATCTTTGCCAGTTCTTCGCATGGAACAGGAAGCCGACTGACCCGGACAATTACCTGCGCTCCTAACTCGGGAAACTTAAAAGGAGAATTAGGACCTTGAAACTGTGCGAGGTCAGCGCCTCTGCTGTCGGCAATCGTAAGTGCGGTGTTTAACGAATCGCGAGAGACTTCCCACGGCCTTTTGGTGAATGCGTCTAATTGGGTTAGCTCCTTGTCGTACGTTGCCCAGAGGTCTGCAGCCTCGAAAGCTTTGGTTTGGAGTCGATCGTTTGCCATGTTGATAAGATGTGATGGAGTGATCTGTTGATCACTGAGCTTACTGTAACGACACAGCTGCTGGTTGTCAACAGTGTGTGCTTCGCTACATCCTTGTACTTTCTATAGATAGTACAAACAGAAACTTTTAATTAAAAACTTTTTCATACAAAGAATGAATTAAACAACTTGTCACAAAACGTGTGTTGTTAAAGAGACAGGCAAATGTTGTACAGGTTGTTGTACCTTGTTTCGTGATTACTTCCCAAATGGAAAGTCTTTTACACCTGGGATCGAATCTTTAATCCCATCGTCACCGCCAATGGGTAATCCTTTGATCGGTGCTTCAGGAATCATCTCGACAGTCAGATTGATAACTGCGTTCGAAATGAGTGAGGGCAGCTTCATGTACAGGAAGACTGCACCTGCTGATAACCCAGCAGACATCAGGAAACTGAGGATTGCCAGGGTGTCAATTAACTTTCTCAAGGTACTCTTTCTCCTTGCTGTAAGGCGGATGAGAATAGAACTCGATCAAATCATAGACATAAGGAACCAACCAGGTCGGCGGCCAACAGTATTCCCAGTTGTCTGGGCGCATACAGCCGACCACCACTACCCGGTAAAAGGACCAACCGTAGTTGGCCCATGTCCTCACTTTTCAGAACAGGTTGAACTTGGCACCAGCTTTGATGCCGACGGTCAGCTCGTCGCCCGTGATGAAGGAGACCTCACCGTAGACGGGACCGCTGCCGATACCAGCCTTGCCAGAGATTTCGATCTCGCTTTCGCCAGAATCAGGAATCAAAAAGGCTGGACCTGCTTGCACGTAAGCACCGTTGTCAAACTCATAACCGACGTGGCCTTCAACGATTGCAGAACCGAAACCGCTGTCAGAACCGAAGCCGGTGTTGAGCTCAGGGTTCACGAACACTTCGCCTGCCATGCCTGCACCACCAAAGGTGAGGAGAGCAGCGACTGCACCGAGAGCAGACTTGATCATTTTGGTAAAGAAAAACCGTCTTAACAGTAGGCATATTTGCTAGGTAAGTCGTTCTGATGTGTGCCAATTTTCAATGTGCATTCCTTAACGCAGTCAACGTCTGTATCGTTTCTTGTGTGATCTTTATCTCTTCTTTATCTTGATCTTCATCTAATCTGTCTAACTCAGCTTGAAAGCTCCCTATCGTGTGATCCTGGTTCTTCCTAGGCAACCTGCAATACGTTTCAATAAACGAAACAGAAAGCGGCGTTTTCATGCAGCGTGGGCTCCAGCATCATCCAGATAAGGTTGCCACAGGTTCTTACCCTTGTCTGAAAGCGATATGTAAAACAATCTCCCATCAACTGATGATGTTTCCCGAGTGATCAAACCATGCTTTTCGAGATCCCTTAACACCCTGTGAATCGTTGTCTTTGAGAGGTTGCTCAGGTTCGGAATGTCGTTCATAGTGCTGCTCAAGACAGGGAAGGGCTCTGCTTCTGCAACGTTTACGAAGACGGTGAAGTGACATATGCTGAATGTTTTGCATTGAGCTCTGAATTTTGCCAAGAGAATAGATAGTTTCATTGTGTAACGTGCGGAACTTACGTGAATTAGAGATAAGTGTTACAGTAACAACAGATACGGATTTGCACATGTCACCTGTCGTTGTTGATTTCCTTGGCAAAAAACGTGCTCAGTTCAAGCGTGCTCAAAAAGTGCAAATGCTTGAGAAGAAGCGTGATGTGATCGAGGGACGTAACGTCCTGGTTTACCGGGGTGTTCCCTACGTTCGCTACAACGCACGATGAATCCTCTGCTCGGGATAACACTCAGGCTGGATTACGATCTGCCGACCTACGATCCAGAAGTGCACGAACGAAAGAAAACGTTCGCATTTCTGACGTACCGTGGCGTGACGTATGCCAAGTGGGTAGACCTCGAGTCCAGAGGACCTGCCAGAGTCTGGGCTATTGGATAGTCCTGGTTAAGTCACTCACCTGAATAAGCTCCTCCAAAAGCTTCAATCCTTGAAGTGTGGAGGGCTGAAGCTCATAGGATCGTTCCAGCTTGAGGCGCATGTCGTCCTTGAGCTGGATTCTTTCTGTCGGACTCATAGAGTCGAGCATGAACAAAATCGCTTCGCTGTAGTGTTCTGCGGTGTTAGCCATTGATGTGAAGGACTTGTGAAAGTTGATGTTCAGGCACTCTACGCGGGAACGTGAAAGCCTGTGCGTATGATGGGATACTACGCCATTGGTGCTTAACACCAACGACTTTGCTTAAGGTTTGCCAATACCACTTGCCTTGTACCTGAATGATCTCAGTGCATCCGTTGAACTCACGCATGAGAGCGTTGATTCTGGATTTAGTGGTAAGCGTTGTAAACCCGTGGTGGTTAACCTCGAGCTCATCCTCAGTCAGTTTGCATATGCATTTTGAGTAGAGGTAGACATTGACTCGCTTGGATAAACCAGGAAAGTCGATAACCTCAACCCTTGTGTTCCTCAGGCTGAAGTCTTTCTCCTTTCTTATCGCGTCGAGCATTTGCTCTTCGATTTTTCTCGGCATTGGAGATTCGTCGTCTGACATAGAAAGCAGCCTCAGGATTTTCTCGTCGGAGTTGATTTACTCGTTCGTTTGCTTGATCCCAGGATTCGCAGTCTTCTACAATTACACCTTTACCACCCGTGGCAGCATCGTATTTTCTGATGTGAAGTATCTGAGTCAAACTACGGGCAGGGCTCAAAATCGTTAGGAATAATTGCGTAAACGTTATCGTAATTGCCTTCGTATTTGGCTTTGAACTTAACTAAAGCATCGATTGAATCTTCAGCTGTAACAACAGTTTTGGTCAGGTTTTGGTCTGCATCTCGATAGCGAATGAGAAAAGTCATGAGCATACCTGAGTCTTTGAAAAGCCGAATTTCTCAGTGATCTTATCGCGTTGGCGATCACTTCTCAGCTTTGATGCAAGCTTTGCAACATGATCCATCACTTTGAGCGTTTCTTCAGTGGTTGAGCCCTCAGGCATACCCTTCTGGACAACCCCAAAACATTCAAAAAACAGATCTGCTGCTTCCGAGATCTCAGCAGGAGTCAAAGGTTTAGTGTCAAGCATCGATGTGAAAATAAGGGTGATCAGTGTCAAGAACTTGATTTTGACCCGATGCAAATACAAACCGATCTATCGGTAGGTATTCGTCGGTTGCAGAACAATATACCGTGGGCACACAGTCCAGCTGCTCTTTGTCAAGAACCTCAAGAATTTGAAGCAGTGTCCTGTAAGTTGGTGCGTTTCCTGAGGTAGACATTGGTTTAGGTTTGCTTTGGGATCAGGCTAAGCGGCCTATACAAGCGTGCTCGGTTGATACCGAAAAGCTTTACGTTGGCCCTCCCTGTCATCATTATCTCAGACGAATCCGACCGAGTAACGATCAACGTCTGGCTCATCTTTGAAATAAGCATTTACTACAGCGACAGCGACGTGGTCACACTCTGTGTCTCTCAGTCCGAACTCCACAAAGTTATTCAGAACTGTGTAGACATTGAACAGAGCTGACTTAGGATCTTTCGATCGCTTCAGTGCTTTCTCGCAGTAAGTGTTGATCAGATCCACAACCTCTTGCGGTGTGTCTAAGTAACACTCCCAGTCTTTAAGTGACATCGGGAGCTTGTAAGTTTTGGTCATGATTTAGTCGGGTTTGTAAGTAATTCGAAAGGGTTGTCTGCTGATGCTTTGATACTTCTGGAGAAACCTTTCGGCACTCTCTTTCTCTAAGCACTTCCGCCATTCATCCCATGCGTAGACCAATTCGCCGTCAACCAACTTGAGCTGACGGCACTCGACTATGTACATATGTCAAAGGTGAAATAGTTCAGTGAGACTGTCGTCCTTCATAACGAGATAAGGTTTCTCGTGGTCACAGTGCAAAAGCTCAGCTTCTTCGTGCCATCTCTTTATGAGACGATCAATCTGATAATTAAATCGTTCTTTTGCAGATAGCTTGAGGGGGTAAGCTACTTGTGTCTTAGCCCAACTCCCGTCTTTATGCCAACGAAGGTAAGGATGCTCAGCTACTGGGTATTTGAGACGCTGAGGTTTCGGACCATAAGATCTACGCTTGAAGGTGCGAAATTTGAAGTAGATGCAGGGTAATCTCTTGTAGCTATTTGGTGTGCGAAAAGGTGAGTCAGGATCATTGAGCCATGCGTAGGACGGATCGCTCAGCAGTTTGTAATAGTTGATCATCGGACATCAATGCGAGCAATGAACTCAGGCATTTTGAACACACCTGCTACATGATCATTCATGTCGCTGTAGTGTTGAGCGAAAGCTATCGCTGTTCGCCTGTTGGTGAAGTAATACCGATCATTGCTGAAGCCGTCCCTAAAATCGCCATCCGCTCCATCCCGCGTGGTAACTACGCAATACTTACCCTCTGATGGAGTAACTTGCTTTGCAGTCAGTTCGTTGTAGCGAGTGTTGCGTTGATCGTAAGTGCGATCGAAGTTGTAGGTGATAGTCATGAGTAGAGAATAACTTCGTCAGTTGTTTGAATGAATAGGCGAGCACCACAAGAGAGTGGTTTGTGAATGGAATTAACAGCAGACATTCGCCCGTTAATGTCAGCTGACTTGCACGGATACGCTTTGCCTTTGTATTGAACTGTGTAAGGACAAACGTCCTCACCAGCTATAGCTTTGCGTAGTAAGTTCTGGTTGACATGTAATCGTTTGATGCAACCATCTGCGGGTAAAGTTTGCATGATTAGGTGTTAGTTGGTGACATACTTACCTCCAGAACCGTGAGCTTCAACAAAGATGTCAGTCTTGGCACCGTCACATAGTGAGCAGGTGATGCACTGAGCCTTGCTGTTGTCTGCCGTGGCTGGGCATAGCTTGCCACTGAATGACTGCTTGCCCTTGGCAACGACGGCGAACGTCTTCCATCCGTGAGCGCTGGCATCTAAATAGTCTGCAAACGAATCACAGGATGCCTGAAATACATTCTTGCACCACTGTGCCCATGGTTGTCTCCATTGATGTGTGTACCCTGTGTGACCAGCGGCGTGCTCATTGAGCAGCGCGACAATCTCAGGATCAATAAGTGCAGGGTCACCAAACGATCCCCAGCGGATCAATCGGTCGATTAAAATCTTTAGATCTAAATCATCAATCTCTCCGTAAATACCACGGTGGTATGACTTATAAACCTGAGCAGGAGCCTGACCATAATTCACATAACAACTACGATCAACAAACTTCTGAAGCTCCTCGTCCCAAATACCACGGTGTAGGCAATCACCACAGACGGTTACATCCTCACCGAGGTTTACAGCTGCGACAGGATGAATGTTCTCGTTAAGTATCCACACCTGGCACATGTTTCCAGTCTTTGAGTTACTGGATTCCATGGTCATGATGACCACGAAAGGTTCACCGTTGTGTGGAGATATTCCACGTTGAAGAACGTAGCCTTTGAATTTAGTCATTGATCGGATCCTTTTCGAGTGCGGTTTCTAATAGTGAATACAGTTTGTGTTGAATGCCGTGGATGTTTGCGTGCTCACTAGCAGTGGCCCACCAATTACCTTTGCTTGCTTCTTCCAACTGGTCATCAAGTAAACCAGTCAGATAAATCAATTCGTCTTTAGTTAGTTCCATTTGTTCTTGTGAATAGAAAAGTCTTCAGTGAAGTTCGAGTGATACTTGAAGTCATCGTCAACAACTTCTCTCACCCAGTCATTGAATTGTTCATCAGTTTCGAACGGTTGTGGATGACAATCACGGTCATAAACAATCGTGCGGGTAACAATGATGCGTTTGATGTTCTTAGCCATTGAGATCATCCTCCATAATTAGATCATCGATGTCGCTGCAGAACTCAACGAGTATGCACTCCATGCCTTCAATCCGATCGAGTATATACTTCGGAGCCTTAACTTTCTCTAGTAGCCGAGAGACTTTCTCGAGCTCATCCATTGCCTGGCAGGCATCATCAAGACGCTCTCTGTTAGTCACTGTTCAGCCCTCCTCTCGTCATAAAGTTTCCACGCCTGATCTGGCGTGGGGTTAGGAACAATTTGGACTAGCTGTTCATTAGCTGAACAAATACCTGACCACTTAGCAATAGCTTCGGACAGATCTTTTGCATAGATGTGAGTGAACTCACGCCTACGTTCATTGTCACTAGGGAAGTGAAAGTACAGAGCGAGAAAACGATTCATGATGCTTTCCTTGGTTTGTAGATAGTGGATTCAATGCAGTTGATGTGGTCAATGAACTTGGAGATTGTGTAACGGCAGAGTGCAGCGTCACGCGCTCTATTGGTTTGATAGATTCTGTCTGCTTCTCGTTCCGCATCTTCACGAGAGTAGTGAATCCTTCCACCAAAAAGAATGCGTTCTTCTCCATCAACGGGAGCAGAGATGTGAAGTTCGTAAGTTGTTGTCATGATCAAAGAAGTTGAGCAGTTCGATGTTCGTCACCCCACACATCTAAGTGAGGGAATGATTTACAAAGTGCGGTTAATTTATCACCCCAAGGGTCATGCCAATCACCGTCCCAGAAACCTGCACCGTGACCGTTACAAGTGAGAATGAAATCATGCGCAGCATAATCCCACTCATCACCTTCAAGTAAGTCAATCATCGTCCTCCGATGTTCGTAGGCATCGAAACCAAGAGCTTCTGCTTGCATACGAAACTTGTCCCACAGTTCTGTAACTTTCTCCACTAACTCTTTTGATGGTTGGAAGTCATCAAAGTTGCTACTCCACAGCAACGTGTGGATGGCGTGTTGTGCGCAGTTCATGATCAGATGATGTTGATGTGGTTAGTGATGCCAACATGTTTAGCCATAGAACTAATAGCTTTCTGCAAATAATCTCGCTCTTCATCTGTTATGTCTTCGCCTGTTAGTTCCTCCCAGTATTCCATTCGATT